CGCCACCACTAACCCTGTAAAGGTCAAAGCCAAAGCTAAAAGAAATTTGTACGGATTCATTTGTGTCCTTAAGTCGGGGTTCAGGTCGGGTTATGTTTACCGAAGGGTAGGCGCTATGTCAAGCACCCTTAAAGATTGTCTCAAAAGCATGCGCCACAATGTCGGGATGATCAGCCATAAGAGGCGAAATTTCCACATGTACCCAAGTGCCGTTCTTGCTCCCAATCGTGTTCTTTTCGTAGATCTTCCAAGCGTCCCGATCACAGCGATACCCAGCGCCCCAACCAAACTTTGACGGCTTAAAGGTGTTGCTGTAATCGTGGATTTCCTCTATGCCAAGAATGTCTCTGTGCGTGTACAGAAACTCTATGAGCTTGTACCGGGTATTAGATTTGGCGCCAAGGTCAAAAGCACGCCATGTCGAATGCACCGATTTAGGCGGATTGGGCATGCCTGAACTTTTTATTGGACGGTCCGCAAATATGCCTAGACAGTTGACATCAAATAGAAATTCTAGATATTTGACAAACGCTGTCGTGCCTGCTCGAGGGCGCTCATGCACAGAATCTTTCAGCCCGGTATAGGGCCTACTGGTCATCGCCCTGCCCTTTGTCTTTAAGGCCGTTGCTGGCAAGGATTCCAGATAGCGCGCCCGTAAGAAACAACATCATTGGCGACAATAAAGCCCAAGCAGATTCATCATTGGGGCTTACATCTAACGGCTGCACTACAAACAGCAGGCCGTATAGTAGGGCGCCTGTTGACCCTAGAAACGCTAACGCTAAAGCGATACCTACGATAAGGATTAGGCGGGCTTTGATTTCGCTGTTGCTGTACTTTTTCACGGGTTGCACCTCGACGCTGTGGGCTGTTCCTGGCAAGTTTCACGGGTGCTGTCGCTACAGCTGGTCACCACAAACATTAGGGCCACCGCTAATAGTCCTGCAACGATAAGCGCTTTCACGACGGTCCGATGTCCTCAACGATTATTTGCGCTTGTGCTGTTGCTGCCCTAGTTAAAACTGGTGCTCCTGTCACCGAAGAAGTTAAAGCGCAACCCACAACAGTGACAGAACCAGCCGTAAAAGTACCTACATAAACGACGGTCATAGTTCCGTTTACTGTTACTGCAACGTTTGTTTGTAAAACGGCGGTGCTAAGTAACGTTCCTGCAGCGCTGGTTTCTCGAATCTGTGTTTGTGTATAACCGTTTGTAACTGTTGTTGTGTTCGCTGCAGGTTCGTTGTAGGTAATGCGGTACAGCCTGCCTGTGATAGCGGTAAAAGTTGCTGTCATGCCTGTAGCGATCACAGCCGAGGTAGTCAGCGTGTAGTTTGTGCTGCTTGACGCTAAAGCACAGACGCCAAAAGGCAGCCGATTTTGCTGATTTGCAGTTAAAACAGAGCCAGCAGTGAACGTGGTATTAGGTGAAATCGCCATGGTTTATGCCGCCTTGTAGTAGACATTCCACCAAAAGGAATCACCTGTAATTTGGGTAAATGGTGTTGTCGTAGTGATAGCTGAAACGCTGACATAAGTTCCAGATGCCAGTTGTGCCGTAATGTTCATAGCGGTAGCCGTACCGTTAACCATAAACGGCACAAGAAAAAAACTGTTAGAAGTCGTGTTGTTTCGTAAACCTGCTGTGCCAATGGTGTTGACAGCGCCACTGCTGAAAGTAGTGTCAGCGGTAATAGGCAAACTGACTTGCAAGCCTGAAGTGTTGATGGAGGTTGTCGTACCCCATAGGACACGGCCCCAATAATGCACAAAGTTATTTACCCGGCAATATTGCGCTGAGACTGTCGCGTTGCCTACCGTAAGGCCTGACGGATAGGTAGGCGTGTATGAGGTGTATGTGCCTAAGACAGTGTTGCCGATCGCCACTTTTGTTTCGAGCGCTTCTACAGCGTCGTTAATGTCGCTGTGTTGCTGCGAATGTGACGGCGAAGTTAAAAGGTCCGTTGAAGTCGGATTAGTAAAAACGTCTAAACTTGTGGGATAGTTAATAGCCATGTCAAACTCCTAACCGATTGCCTTGTTGTGCTGTGCTGTCGTCATATGTGTAGCCGATCTCATCGTAATCTATTTCGCTGTTATATACAGGACTACCGCCCAAGACGCCAAAAACAGAGTTGTCTAAAATAAAATTGGCGTAATACGTTATAGGCGTCATTGAATAGTCAATGGTTGTACCGCTGGTCGTGGCGTTGACTGTCATTTGTTCCGGGTAAAAGTAGCCGATAACTTCTGTTTGTCCGGGCGGCTTGTAAGTCACTTGTACAAATTGGCCGTATGCCATAAAGGTCGCTAGCAATTCTAAAGCAATTTCGTTTTGTCCGTAGTCAACAATGCTTATATTGAGCATGGCTGTTTCAGGTTCAGTAAAAGTGTTGGCGTACCATTGAGCTGTCTCAGATACCAGCTCGCTTTGTGCTGTTGTAGCCGTAAAAGTTCGTACGCCGTAATAGTAAGCGTTGTCAGTATTAGTTTTTGTCACGGTTGACGCCGAACCTGTAACTGTTGCCTGATTATAGAAAAGGCTATTAGAGGCTGCTTCGACACGTGTCAGGTTTTGGTAGGCGATTTGTGTCGCTGAACTTGTCGGCCCAATAGTCAGCGCTGTCGTAATGTACGGTCCGAAAGTTGACGGTGGGTGATAATACGACAAGCCGCCAGCATTAAACAAAATGCCACGGTCGCCAGCAATAATTTCGTTTATACGCTGATTAGCGTTAGTCGTAAATGTGCCTACCGAAATGTCTAAATCGTTGGCGTCAGCACCAATGTTTATAAGCGGGAACAGTGTGTCTATTTCGTCTATTTGATTAGTAGCGCTAACGAGGCTTTGGTTTTGCATGTTTGACTGTCCAGCCTGAAGCATGGCGTCGTTAACCATTACAGTCATAGTGCTGTTTAACCCTGTACCGGGTAAATCGTTAAAGTTTCTTGAAGTAATACGACCCTGAAAAACATCTTCATAATAAGCGCCGTTGTTAACGCTGAGTAATAGTTCATCTCCGACGCTGACTAATGACTCTGTGCCACCATACGAAAACATTGTGACAGCAGCGCTGTTACCTGAATACGGCGACAACGCTGTAGAACGGCCTAAAGCTAGGTTTAACGACTGCACATACTGAGTAAGGTCAGTAGAGTTAGTTATGTTGTATGCTTTCCAAGTCAGTTTTGCCATTACATTGCTCGAATGTTTACTGGCACAGGTCCTGAAGTCCTAACGTATCTTTGTAGCGCCTGTACCACAGCGTTAGGGTCTGCGCCTTGCACATTGACGTTAATGGTGCTACCTGTAGAGCCGGCCATACCACGATTGTTACTAGACAGAGCTGGCGCTTGAGTCATGCCAGCGCCTGAGTCATGTATGCCCGGTGCGGCGCCCGGCTCGCCTCCCATACGCCCAAACTTGACGCCGCCAATCTCTTTAATGTTTACGCCCGGTATTAGATTCATTGCTTTAATAATCAGGTTGACAGCTTTTATCCAACCGTTGACCATAAACTCAACATAGGTCAAAACGCCGTTTACTACTGATCTGACAACAGTTCTAAAGCCTTCAAACTTTTTGTATGCCATAACAACAGCGACGCCTAAAGCGATGACAGCGGCGGTGATCGCTACGGCAGGGTTTAACATCATTGCCGCATTGACAGCAAGGATGGAGACAGCAAGTAAACCCATAGCACCAATGACTACGGCTAGCAGCTGAGGGTTCTTTTCGGCCCAAGCGCTAAATTTTTGTACGACAGGCAACAGTTTTTCAAAGACAGGCAAAAACGCCATGCCGATAGATTCTTTAGTTTCGTTGAAAGCAATACCTAGTTTTTTCATTCCGCCAGCTGCAGTGTTGGCGGCTGCAACTCCAGCGCCACCAAAGTTTTCGGTTAACACTGCTTGCACTTCGGCAAGAGTGGCGCCGTCTTTAATCATCAGCTTTAGTTCAGGTGAAAGGGCCTGTAAGCCTCGCATGTTGCCTGCATAGCCTTTAGCCAAAGCGTCAGAGACAGTCGCTAAGTCTTTACCTGTACCAGCAGAAACATCTATAGCAAGGTTTAAAAGGTCCTGTGCGACAGTGACATCTTTAGTGGCAACTACGAGCGCCTGTAACGCTGGTCGAGCCTCATCGTCTGCAATAGCGACAGACTGCCCAAGGCTAGAGATGTATTCCTCTACGCCTTTAATCTGTTTATCGGTGGCTTTAGTTGACGCTTTGATCTGTCGGGCCAGCGACGCCTGCGCAGCTTGATCTTCAATGGCGGCCTGAACAGCAGAACCGATAACAGCAGTGACGCCAGCCAAAGCGGCGGCGGCAGGCACAGCAGCTTTCTTAATTAGAAACTGTGCTTTCTGCCCGGCTGTTTCAAGTTTCTTAAACTCTTTAATGGCCTGTTTAATACCGACGTCTTTAAACTCGGTAATCAAAGGGATTGTTATGCCAGCCATGTCAGAACCTTAGTTTCTTATTTGTTTTCTCGTTCACATAATCAACGAGTTCAGCAAGATTCTTTGTTACTTCGTCCTCTTTACTTTCGGCAGCTGGCCACATAGTTCGGGACGCTCGAGCGAAAAGGTCTAGCTGTCGTGACAGCACATTAGGGTTTTTTCGTCCAGCAATATCAAAAACGGCAGGCGCTATTTCTCGCTGGGTCACAGTCAGGAACGCTGTCTTGCTAGGGCGTACTTGCACCTTGACGCCTTTGATCGCTTTTTGCTGATTCCAACCCGGCACGACACGACCTTTCTTTTTTCCCCAAGGTCGCACCATTCCAGATAGCGGAGCGTTTTTGCCGTTACGACTAGACGCCTCGGTTAGTCGGGCCTGAGCGTCCTTCACTATCGGGTCAACAGCAAATTTGGCTTTAGACCGAAACTCTTTAAAGATTTCAGGCTCAGTTTTTTTAAGCAGCTGAACAGTGTCTCGAATACCGATAACTTCGGCTTTGTATTGGACGCCCGACATTATTGCTGCTTTCTCTGGTCATTCATTATTTTAAAGACTGTAGCAAGGTCGTTATGCGTAAAAGGGATGTTTGGTGGCCAATACCCTGTTTCTATCAGCAGGCAGGCTAAGGCGTAGCTGTAGTGGCCTCTACGAAAGGGGTATCAGGGTCGCTGTCTACAACCTCAAGCACGATCAGCTTT